CTTTGAAATCTCAAGGAATTAAGAAAGGAGATACAATTAGTATTCCTCAAGAAATTTAAAAACATACCCACTTGAAATATAGTGGGTATTTATATAGCGGGATAGAGAAGAAGTTATCTCGTGGTCCTCATAAGGCTAAGATCACTGGTGCAAATCCAGTTCCCGCTACATCAAACTTATAAATAAAATATTGAACTTTATTATAGCACTATGTATATTATTTGTAGTGTTTGTTTTATTTATTGCAACAAAATTTATACCTAAATGAAGAAAAGAAAAATAGTATATTTTGATTTAGATTTATTACCTTCAAGTGTAATGATTTTCTTTAATTTTAAAGAAAAAGATAAATCAGACATATACGATTTTCTTCAAGCAAATATAAAAACATTAACACGTTCATTAAGTTTAATAAAAAAAATAGATGAATTAAATTTAGATGAAGATAGAGGATACTCAATAGAATCAGGTCCAATACAACTCATCATTATAAAAGATTTTAATTCTAAAAAATTTGAAGATATAACTTTATTTAATCATGAAATGCAACATCTTGTTTATGGAATAGGTAATTATATTGGATCTGTTTATTCAACAGACTCTGAAGAATTTTATACAAACATACAAGAAAACTTATCAAATAAAATATTAAAATTATATAATGGCGGAGATTACGTTAAACAACATTAAACAATTTTTTCAAGGCAACTCAAGAATGTTTGCCAATAAGTTAGGAAATAAATTTGGAATACCTTTTTTAAAAACTTCTTTACACAATCAAGAACAAATTTTTTACAGAGCTTCTTTATGTAAAGATTGTGAAAAAATGGGACACTGTCAAGCATGTACTTGTCCTGTACCTAATAAATGGTTTGCAGACAAAGCATGTGATGGAAAAAGATATCCTAATTTAATGAACAAAGAGAAATGGGAAGAATTTAAGAAAATAAATAATATAGTAATAAATTTAAATGCAGGAAATTAAAAATATAGATTCGTCTAAATTAAAAGAAGTTGTTTATAATGGTGAGTTATATATTCAGTATATACAAAAACCTAATGAAATAACAGTAGGTGATTTTAGTATATTAAAAAAAGAATGGGATGTTTACAATAATAAATAACATACCAAGAATAACTCCTGAAGGTTTATTTATACCTGAAATGAGAGCTATCTGGGATGCAGATGTTACACAGGAAAAACATAAAGCAACACAGGAATTGATTTACATATATCATATGTCTGAACCTAAATCTGTCTATGCTAAATTGGATGCGTCTTTAAGAGAATCTACTATTATTGCAGATTATATCTCAGATAAAAAATGGAAACCTTCTAAAGAAGTAAAAGAAGCTGTTGAGAAATATAAAAAACTTATTGAAACTCCTATTACAAGAGCTTTTAATTCTGTATCAATTGCTATTGATAAATTGAATAAAAGTCTTGAAGGAATGGAAGCAGCAGATGCACGTGAGATGAATCAAATAGGTGCAACAATAGAGAAGTATGAGAAGTATGCTCAATCATATATGAAACTGAAAGAGATTTCAGAAAAAGAATTAGAAACAACTAGAAAAATAAAAGGTGGAGTAAGACCTTCCAATATATTAAATGATTAACGAACAGGTAGCAATAGAATGGACTGAAGATTTAATTCTACAGGATATACCAAAGTCAGTAAGGAAGAGTGTTTCCGAAATGTCTTTGAAGAATCCTGTGCGTAATACTCAATGGAAATATCTTAAATTTAAAGATAGTTCTGTTTTTTCACCTGCTGCCAATGAATATAATCGTTCTGTAAAAGCATGTGAAGGAACTCACTTAACTCCTACCTATACAAATGCAATAGAAGGTACTGTACAATACAACGAGTATTGGTCAGTACAAAAAAGACGATGTTTAGAAGGATATGAACCTGAAATTAATGGAACCCCTTGTGGTATAAAAATCACAGGGGAACATTATTTTTATCTAAATTTTACTCGAATTATGAAGTATAATATAGATAAGAATACGGGAGAGGAAGTAAAAAAGCTTGACTTTCCTGATTTTTGTTCTATGGATTATTACTGGTTTTTAGAACTTGAAAAAAATGAAAACCCACAGAAATATGGATTAACTTCTAAAGATAAAAAAGGAATGATATGTGCTAAGGCACGTAGAAAAGGATTCTCTTTTAAAAATGCTGCAGGAGCATTATGGAAGTATACATTCTTTAAAGAATCGTATGTTATTATAGCATCTTATTTAGCAGATCATGCACAAGCAACTATGAACATGGTACTTGAGATGAGTAACTTTTTAAATGAGAATACAGAATTTAGACATGCTAGAGTTATAGATAGACAAGATGAAATCAAGTCTGGTTATAAAGAAAAGAATGCTAATGGTATCGAGATTATTAAAGGTTATAAATCTTCTATTAAGATTATGACTTTTAAGAACTCTGCGTTTAAATCTGCAGGTAAGTCAGCAACTCGAATGATATTCGAAGAAGCTGGTTTATTTGAGAACCTGAAAATGGCATATACTATATCTGAGCCATTATTTAGAGATGGAGATAAAATGATTGGTATTCCTATTATTTTTGGTACAGGTGGTGATATGAATTCAGCTACTAAAGACTTTTCAGATATGTTTTATAATCCAAAACAATATGGTCTTGCTGAATATGATAATATTTATGAAAAAACTGATATCAATGGAAAGTGTGGTTGGTTTGTAGATGAAATGTGGTATAGACGTAGTGAGGCTGTTATAGAAGATACTCTTTATGATGGTATGGATGAACAAGGTAATGCCAACCGATGGATGGCGGAGTGGAATCTTGATTTAGAAAGATTAGCAAAAAGAGGTTCAGATAAAAAAGCTTATAATGCTTTATTAACTCAGAAATGTAAAACACCATCAGAAGCTTTCTTGATAACAGAAGGTAATATATTTCAGACTGCTGAATTATATGCACGATTATCAAAACTTAAATCTGATGATACTTATAAATATTTAGGACAGGTAGGACAATTAGTAGATAAAGAAGGAAAAGTATGGTGGGAGCCAGACCTTCAAGGTAAACTAAGACCTATTATGGAATATCCTACTAACCATAAAACTGATACTGAAGGTGCTATTATTATATATGAACACCCAGTTGAACTTAGTGGAACTATTCCTGATGATTTGTATATTATTGGACATGACCCTTGGGGTATTGACTCAGATGGTGGTAAATCATTAGGTGCAACATATGTATTAAAAACAAAAAAATTAGCTTTACAAGGATATGGACACGATGAAATTGTTGCTGAATATGTTGGAAGACCTGATCCAGGTGGTATGGAAGAATACAATTATAACCTGGAGAAACTTGCAATATACTATAATGCTAAAATTAATTTTGAGAATGATAGAGGTGAAGTAAGACCTTTTTTTACTAAACGTAAAAGATTAGATTTACTTTGTCCTCCACCTTTTGTAACTATACAAAGACACATGCCAAGTTCAAATATGGCAGGTAGAAAGTTTGGTTATTCTATGGGTAATGATAAACTTAAACAAATTGGTGAACAATATGTTTATGACTGGTTATCAGAGAAACGAGGAGTTGATGAAAAAACAGGATTAGATTTAACTAATATTGATTACTTAACATCTAAACCTTTAATAGAAGAATTAATATCTTACAATAGAAAAGGTAACTTTGACAGAGTTATGGCATTAATTGGTTGTATTATTCGATTAGAAGAAATTCATAATCCTTATATAAAAGATGATGAAAAAGATCCTTTAGGATTTTTATTTGAAAACGAGAATTTATTTAAAAAAAGAAATCAAGAAGATTTATTATACACTTATTAAAATATATAAATGAGAAGTTTTTTTCCAAAACAACGATTATCATATAAAGAAAAAGAAGAAGATGACTTTGCAAAAGTGAAAACATTTGTAAACTCAATTGTTCGCTATCATGAAGAAGATTTCTGTTATGATTGTCAAAACAAATCAGATAAAACTGATCAGACTTTCTTAGATGAAAAACATTGGCAACACAGACGTTTAAAAAATATGCTGTCAAACTATAGGTTATTTAACAATCAATTAGACCAAGAAGACTTTAGAGAATATTGTGATTCTTTAGGTATAAAGAAAGAGATAGGAGCCATAGCACATGAAATTAAACCATATAATAAAACATACAATAAGATTAATGTTTTATTAGGCGAAGAGTATAAACGTCCAGATAATCAAAAAGTAGTTTTAGTTAATGCTGAAGGTGTTAAATCTAAAACAGAATACAAAAATAAGTTATATAGACAAACTATACAAGCAGCTATTGAAGCTGAAAAAGTAAAAATAGAAAAACAATTCCCAGAAATTGTACCTGAATCATATAAATCTCAGGAAGAATATCAAGCTGCAATGCAGGAAAAAGAGCAACAAGTTCAACAAATGCTGAATGAAGCTATGGACCCTGAACAAATTGAAAAGTATATGGCTGAGACATATCTTGATCAAAAAGAAATACTTGCTGGTGATTTACTTAATTATTTGTATTATGAACAAATGATTAAAGAGAAAAAGAATGATGGGTTTAAACATGGTAATATATCAGGTGAAGAACATGCATGGGTTGGTATAACTAATGGTAAACCTGTGGTCAATGTTTTAAATCCTTTAAAAGTATTTTATCATAAATCTCCTGAAGTTAAATATATACAAGATGGTTTATATGCAGGCTATAGAACATTCATGACTATTGGAGATGTCTTTGATATATTTGCTGATGATTTAAAAGATTCACAAAAAGATTTATTAGAAGAAAGATACTCTTCTAAAATAGATGGTGCTAAAGATGATTTAATCTCACCTTCTATGAAATATGGAGATATGGATACTTATGAATATAAGTATTCTAAAAATAATTTGTTTTACTCAAGGTATGGTTCTTATGGACCTAGCTATTACGATGATATAGAAGTAATTCATTTAGAATGGGTATCTCAACGCAAAGTAGGATTTTTATCTTATGTAGATGAAAGTGGTGAAGATCAATTACAAAAAGTAGATGAATCTTTTACTCCTCCAAAATATGCTAAAAAAGTAGAATATAAAGATGAGAATGGTAATCCTTATACAGCTTATGAGTGGGATAATTTATCATTAGAATGGGAATGGATTCCTGAAGTATGGGAAGCTACAAGAATTGATGCAGATGTATTTGTTAATATTGGACCTAAATCTAATCAGCATTATTCTTTAGATAACCCTTTCAAAGTTAAATTAGGTTACTATGGTGTGGTGTATAACAATATGAATGCTACATCTCAATCAACTATGGATAGAATGAAACCTTATCAGTATTTATTCTTAATAGCAATGGATAGATTTAAAACTTTAATTGCTAAAGATAAAGGACAATTAATTGGTATTGACTCTTCCAGATTAGACCCAAGATTTCCAATTGAAAAAACTATACACTTTCTTGAACAATCTGGATATTATGTTTATAACGGTTTACAAGGTGGTGACCAACCAGGTGCTTCTACAAGACCAGGTATAGATACTTTTAATGTATCTAATATTCAAAATATTATAAATTTTGCACAAGTCTTAGCTTATTTTGATGAACAAATAGGTGAAGCAGCAGGTGTAACAAAACAAAGAGAAGGTGGTACTGCAGCATATGAAGCTGTTACTAATGCACAACAAAATATTATACAATCTTCTCATATTACAGAACCTTTATTTATGGTTCATGATAATTTATGGAGAGAAATTAAAACAGGATTGATAGAAACTGCACAAGTTGCATATACAAAAAAACCTTTAATAACCCAATTTGTCCTTAATGATGGATCTCGTAAAATTCTTGAAGTAGATGAAGAGTTATTTCAAAATGCTTCTTTTGGTATATTCGTATCTGATAACTCTAGAGATTATAGAGTGTTTGAAGAACTTAGAGCATTATCTCAACCATTATTACAAAATGATAAGATTGATATTGATGACTTGGTTCAAATATTAAATGCAGATTCAATGTCTGAATTGAAAAGAGAATTAAAAGCTTCTAAGAAAAAACGTGAGAAACGTGAAGAAGCAATGCAACAATCTCAACAACAATCTCAAGAGAAACAAGTTCAAATGGCTTTGGATGCTAAAGAAGATGAACAAGCATTTTTATTTGAAATGCAAGATAAAAAATATGAACACGAAAAAGAATTAAAAGCAATGGATGTTTATAAATTTCAAGATACTTTAGATGCAAATAGTAATGGTGAACCTGATTTTTTAGAAGCACAAATGAAAGAAAGAGAGCTTTTAATAAAAACAAATTTAGAATATAAAAAACTAGAAACTAATAAACAAATAGAAAATAAAAAATTAGATCATGAAAAATCTGAATCTGAAAAAGATAGAAAAGTTAAAATGGCTGATATACAAGCTAAAAAAATAATTGCAAAATCAAGACCTAAACCAAAAAGTAAATAATGGGAATAATATATCAAACTGTAAATCTTGTTAATAATAAAAAATATATTGGTAAACAATGGAATAATGGGAGTTTTAAAAAATAAATAAACTAGAAAAAGCTATAGATTGGTGACAATTAGCAAAATGATTTTTTATTTCACCATTTATTACGTAACTTTGCAAAACAAAATAATATGAAAACAGGAAACGAAAATTACGAAGAAAAAAATGATGGATTTGAATTAACTATGTTTACAATAGAAGATGAAGATTCATTTAATCCAGGGGAGAATTTTAAAGAAGATAAACCTGAAGAAAAATTAAAAAGTGAAGAACCAGAATTAGATAACGAAGAAGCTACTGAAGAAGATGATTCTGATACTACTGATGATGGTGATACTGAAGATACTTCTGATGACAATAAAGATAAACAAGAAGAAGTAGAAACAGAAGACTTATCTGATGTAGATAAAATAATGTCAAAACTTTTAGAAGAAGGCAAACTTCTTTTACCTGATGACTATGAATATGAAGATTCAGAGGAAGGTTTAAAACAAGCTTTTGAAGATTCAGAAAAATTCAGAAATGAATTAGCTTTTCAAGAAGCTTTAAAATATTTAACTTCTAAAGAAGGATTAGACTTAATTAAAGTTAAAGATTCTGTTTTAAAAATAGATTCTTATGAAAACTTAGATGTAGAAAAATTATCTGAAGATGATAAGTTAAATGTTATAAAAGAATTCTATAAAGCAAAAGATTATGATGATTCTGATATAGAAGGAATTTTAGAAGATTTAATAGGTAACGATATTAAAATTGAAAGAGAATTGAATGTCGCTACTAAATATCTAAAGAAGGAAGAACAAAAAACTATTCAAAAAGAAACTGAAGCAATTGCTAAAAAAAGAGAAAGAGAAGAACAAGATTATAAAGACTCTCAAAATCTTTTAAAAAACAAGTTGAAAGAATCTAATGGTTACAAGGGTTACATTATAAATGAATCAAATAAAGATAGAATTTTTAATGCTACCTATAAACCAATTAAATTACCAGATGGTAATATTACTACAGAGATAAATAAGAGATTAAGTGATGCTCTTAATGATCCTGAAAAGTATATGGTTCTTTCTGATATTCTTTTAAATGATTTCGATTTTAGTTCTATGCTCAAAAAAGAAGAATCTAAAGCTACTGAAAAAGTAAAGAAATCAATTAGAGATTTTAAAAATTCTAACACTAAATCAAAAGTTAGTGGAAGAAATTCACAAACACAAAACGACTTTGATTTATCAAAAGCATCAATGTCGCTTATTTAATAAACCAATTAATTAATATAAAACAATTTTAAAAAATGGCACAATTACCTTTTTTAACTATAAAAAGTTATGATGGTATGAAAGGTGGAAATTTCACCGACTCAGATCACCTAGCCGCTGCTTACGACACTGACAAACCTCAGGTGTTGGAACAAACGCTAGCACAAATTTACAGCTCAACTGACAGGTTTAATGGTAAACCTTTACTTGGTATGACTGTAGCCAAAGGTAAAACTTTGGAAATTGAAACAGACGTCTATCGTTGGTATCTTGAAGGTTCAGAAGACAAATGCTTACGCTCTGTTGAGAACTTAGAAAGAGCTGCTGGTAATGTTACTCCAGGTCTTAATAAGACAACTTTTAAAATCAAATTGGATGAAGATTGGTTCTCTCGTCCAGATGTTATCTTTGGTGAAGATAATGATTATCCTGTTCAAATTGTGGAAGGTCCTTTCCAAGATGGTACTGGTTATGTTTATCTTTGTGCATTAGAAACAGATGATTATTCTAAATTTATTCCTTTGGAATTGTTAGATGCAGGTAAAGAATTTAGCAAAGTTTGGACAACTGTTCAATCTGAGATGAATACTGACTATGGTACACAATCTTACAGAGGATCTTTCCAACTTGAATCCCAAATTGGTGGATTTGCTCAAAAGATGACTGTTACTGATAAAGCATTTAGACGTGATGGACGCTTTGGTATTCCTTTTACCTATAAAGGTAAGAAAGTAGAGAAATTTATTCCTATGGCTCAAGCTAAAATGGATAATGACTTCTATATGTCAATGGAAGCTCAATGGTGGTATGGTGAAAAATACACTGGTAATGGTCCAGATGGTTACATCAAACGTCAGGCTCCAGGTCTTCGTCAATTGCTGAAAGATGGTTGGGTAGAATACTACAATGGTCCTTTGACAGAACAAATGTTGAAAGAATATTTAATGGACATTTTCTTCTCTCGTGAAGATGAGAATAACAGAAAAGTTACATTGATGACTGGTACAATGGGTTCTATCATGTTCCATGATTTGTTAGCATCTTCTGCAAGTTCTTTCTTAACTGTTGATACACACTATATTTCTGGTACTGATCCAAGACAGTTGTCTTACGGTGCTCAATTTACTCACTATCGTGGTCCAGAAGGATTAGACGTTACGGTCGTAAAAAATCCTCTGTATGATTCACGTAAGTATTGTAAAAAAATGCACCCAATTCATACTGACAAACCAATTGACTCTTGGAGAATGACAGTAATTGACTTTGGTACTAAAGATGGTGCTGATAACATTAAAGTTATTAAAGAAAAAGATACATTTACTTATGGATATCATTCAGGTATTATAGGTAAAGATGGTAAACCAGTTCAAGGTGGAGCTGTTGCAACTATGGATAGAAGTGTTACCTACTTTATATCAGGTACAGGTTCTATACATATGACTGACCCTACTCGTGGTGGTGAGCTTATCTTAGATTTTGATTATTAAAATTATTAAACAGGAAAAAAATTATGATTAACATTGAATCAACTCAAGTTACTATTAAAAGTATACCAAGAGAAACTGCAACAAAAGTTTCTGAATTTCGAGATAGGAATTCAGGAAAGAAAATGAATCGGACGAAAATCGGACGATGTAAAGATACCCTAAGAGCGATGTACTCAGTGAAAACTGGGGCGCTCTTAACGGGTCTTGACGAAATGGTAAACAATCCTTACTTTAAGTCTAACAGAGATGTTCCCAATGACTTTTCCTATGTAAAAGAGCAAGAAAAGATCTCATTACAGGAATTACTGGAAATCAAACATGGTAGACCAAAAGGATTTTATACAAATAGAGCATGGAGACCAGGTGATGGGTTTAAAGATGAAAGTCTTACATTCTTTCAAAAATTTAAATTTAGTTTAAATGATGGAACAACTGTTTTAGACCTATCTAAACCAATGGATGAAATTGCATACTATATGTTAAAAGCCAGTCCAAAAGTTTCTTCTTCAAATAAACCTGAAGATCGTTCTCAAAAACCAAAAGCAGATTTTTACATTTCTGATAAAAATGAATCTATTCAAGAGAAATTTAGCAAAAAGAAATTGTACAATGATTGCACTACTAAATTAAATGATTCTAAATTTACACCTTCTTACCAAAGAAAAGCAAGTAAAGCATTAGAATTAATTAAAGGTGATGCAACAACAATGCCTGATGAACAAATCTATCTATTGTTAGATACTTATTTAGAAGAAGGGTTAAAATCTAAAGATGAAAATTTAACAAACTTTTTAGAAGTTTATAAATTAGTTAACTCCGTAGAAGGAAGAAACGAATTGGAAGCTATGGTTTTATTAGGAGATTTAGTAAACTATAGAATTGTTACAGATAATCGAGGAACTTATACATGGATTTCTAAACAGATTGTTTTAGGTCAGAGAAAAGCAGAAGCAATTGACTTCTTACTTGATCCGAAAAAACAACCTGAAAGAGATGAACTTGAGAAACAATTAAAAGCTAAATTAGTTAGATAATGAATTTACTTGAATGGCACTATGATTTTAATATTAAAATCGACAAAGTGGACAGTCTTTCAAAACGCAATTTCACACCTGCAGAGAAAGATTGGATATTTAATGAAGCCATTGGGTTATTTGTTAAACAACGATATGGAATAAACAATTCAAAGAAAGCAGGCTTTGAATCAATTCAGAAAAGAACAGATGATTTAAGAACTCTACAAATAAAGTCGCCTTCAGCTCAACAGCCTGGTGTTGTTCCTGTTCGACACCAGGGCGATGTTTACGAGTTTAGAATTTCTGATTTTGCTTATCCATATTGGTTTTTAACTAGATTAACTGGTGAAGCTGGAAGTGGTGAATGTGTTAAAACTATCACTATTAGACAAGTACAACACGATGATTTAAGTATAGCTTTAGAAGATGAATT